GACTCTTACATACAATTAAATAAATCAGGCAATCTAGTCGGTTTTACAACCCTCTCAAGTTCAGTTGGCCAGTTCGATCAAACTATCTTTGTTAAGGATACAACTGGATTTCCTGACAATTATGGTTTACTGAAGATAGATGATGAGATAATATCTTATACTGGAATAGGAACCACTGCTTTTACTGGATGTATTCGTGGATTTAGTGGTATTACATCATTCAGTAATCCAGATGAACCAGAGCAATTTGTATTTTCATCGTCTAAGGCAGCAACTCATGCGGTTGGTGTTGGAACAAGTGGTGGTCAAGTTCATAATTTAAGTATTTTATTTTTAGAAGAATTTTTAAAGAAGTCTAAAAAACAATTTTTACCTGGTTTTCAAAAAGATTTAGCCCCTGCATTAAATCAACCACAATTTATCCGTCACTCAAAAGATTTTTACAACTCTAGAGGAACAGATGAATCATTTAAATTATTATTCAAATCATTATTTGACGAAGAAGTAGATATTATTAGACCTGCTGATTATGTGATCGCACCATCAGATGCGAATTTTAGAAAAACTCGTGACATTATAGTTGAGGCAATACAAGGTGATCCTATGGATCTGGAGAATAAAACACTTTTCCAAGATCCTTTTGAAAATTTATCTAGAGCATATGGCCCAGTATCAATGGTTGAGAGGGTTAGGGTTGGTCTTTTAACAGAAACTTACTACAAAGTTAGTATTGATGCATCATTTGGAACAGGTAGCTCTGATGAATTATTATACGGTAATTTTGGAATTCATGCTAATTCAAGAAATGTTGGAGCAGTCGCAGTAGGGCAAACTTTTATTGATGTTGATTCTACAATTGGATTTCCTGATAGTGGATCATTAACATATAAGCATGCAAATGGAACAACTGGAGTTTGCACATACTCTAGCACAAACGTTACTCAGTTCTTAGGAATAAGCACAACTGGTATAACAGCAGCCATTAAGGATGCTACACAAATTAAACAGAATACCTATGTTTATGCCCTAGGGCAAGCAAACAGCACTGCAGGGGTCACTACAGACGGCATACGATGCAGAATAACAGGTGTGTTAAGTGGTGTAGAACTTCCTGATACTTTCTATCAAAGAAAAGATGCAAAAATAAGATTAAAGTCTTTAGGTAAAATTGCAAAGGTAACTGATTTTAAATCTAATAACTGGATCTTTAACCTTCAACCAAAATATAATGTAGATTCTATTACACTACAAGATGCTTCAGGCCCAACTTATGAGGTAACTACAAAAGATTTTCATAGGATAAGATTAAATGATATAGTAACAGTTCAAACATCAACTGGATCTTTATCTGGTTCATATACTGTAACTGATGTTATAGCAGCGAGTTCTGGAGAACAACCAAAGACAATTAGAATGCAAGGATCTGCAATAAGTGATCTTACAGCAGTTGTTTCAATAACAAAACTTATTTCAAAACCTAATTCAGATGGGAGTGGTGTTAATAATAATCAACAACATTTGAATAATTATACTGCTAATGTTCAAAATGTTTATATGCAAGAGGTTGGATATGCTCATACACTTTCTAAACTTAAAAACTTAGTTGCTTCCAACTCAATACCAACATATGGATCTGATCACAAATTAAATCCAAGCACACAGAAAATTAGTTTATCGGGAACTTTTAATGGTGGAGCTACAACCATCGCAATTACGAGTGGAGATAATGATCATAATTTCTTTAGTGGTGATGCTATTTACTATACACCACAAAAAAATGCTAATGGGGGAATAGAAAGTTTTCTCTTTAGTGAAGGATTATATTTTATAGAACGTGTAGATAAAAATAACATAAAGTTAGCAAAATCTAGATCAAACTTATACGATGGTAATTATCAAAAAGTATCTGAAGCAACTGTTACTACAACAATTACAAATAATACTTTTGAGAAATATGAATTTCATAGAAAACAGGTTTTACCACAAAAACTGTTTAGAGAGATTGATATGCCCGTTTATGACGGTAAGGAATATAAAACAAAAATTGGATACAATGGTATTTTAATTAATGGTGTTGAAGTATTAAGTTATAAGTCTCAAGATCTTTGTTATTATGGTGAAATTAAGTCAATTGATGTAACTGGTGGTGGTAGAAAGTATGATGTTATAAATCCACCTCAATTAGCGATTAATGATGGTGTAGGAGCAGGTGCTACTGGATATGTTGCGACTAGAGGTAGTTTGCAAGAAATTTTGATTGAAGATCCAGGCTTTGATTATGTTGATATTCCTAAAGTATCAATAAGTGGAGGAAATGGAAGTGGTGCTGTTGCTGAGTGTAAGATGGTTACAGTTCCACATCAAGTTGTATTTAACGCTGGTGGTGGATCTCAAACCATAGTTGTAAAAGGATCTGATGATTTCAACGTAGGATTTTTAACTTATCATAAGTTTAGAAATCATGAACAAGTTATATACGATACTTTTGGAGAAAAAGCGTTAGCAGGATTAAGCACTGGTGCAGTGTATTATGTTAACACCGATACTCCCACTGGAATGACAGAAATCGATACATGGGTGGGATATGCAGGAAACACTTGGTATCCACAAAAAACAATCAGACTTCATAGAAATTTAGATGAAGCTGTTGTTGGTATTAATACCATAGCGTTTACTGCCGTTGGTGAAGGAAACCATCAGTTTAGATCTTTTAAAGGTAAATCTCAAGTTGGTAGTATAAATGTATTAGAATCAGGAGATGGATATGAGAACAAACTTAAAACATGCGAGCCAACTGGTATTAATACAGCACTTGATAGAATCACAATTAATAACCATGATTATAAGACAGGTGAGATTGTAACCTATAGTTCTGACGCTAATGGAACTGCTATTGAAGGCCTCTCAAGCGACAAAAAATATTATGTTTCTGTTATAGATGAAAATACATTTAAATTATCGAATGTTGGTGTTGGAACAACTGCAAAAGACTTTTATTTTAAAACAAGACAGTATCAAAATTTAAAATCAATTGGAGTAGGAACACATAGTTTTAATTATGATCCGATTGTTGTAAAAGTTGAAGGTAAAGTTGGAATTAGTTCAATAGAAGGCAATACCTTCCAGTGCATCCCGCAACCCTTGTTTAGGGGTGAAGTAACATCTGTTCATTTAACAGATGGAGGAGTTGGATATGG